TGGCCACCTGTTCTTATTCGCCAAAACGTGTACAAGTCTTCATCGCCCCACTCCTTAAACTCGGGATGCACATTCCTAAACCTGTACACGTTGTGGCTACTCTCCATATCATTAAACAGGGTCATCTGTTCAAAGATATCAAACGCCACGTCCCCAGTGGTCACTTGTTGTCTCCCTGATTAGCCTTTCTGCTTCTCAGCCGCAGGTTGGCGGCAGTAGATTTACCACCCTTTCTAAGTGGCTTAACGTGGTCAATGTCTTTGCCCGCTCTGTTTATCCCTTTCTTGTCATACATCCGCCTAGCACGCTGCCGCTCGTGCTGCGCGCTATCAGGGCCAGACTTGCCGGTCTCAAGATCGCGCTTATATTCTTTCTTATAATCTCTAGCCATCGCGTTACTCCTTTGGGTTAAACTCACACGTTACTACCGGACACCACGGGCAAAGCCCCGACTGCTTAGGGTTCCACACGTTATTGTCGTGACATGCTTCAATCATTGACACCCGTTCTCTGTAGCTCCAAAGAATCTTGTCCATACAGTCCACCGTTACTCTGTGCTTAACCATACTTTCTTTTACAACAAAGATCAGTGCAGCGTTGACCTTCTTAACTTCTGGGTAGTGTGCAAAAGTTAACAGGGACATCAACTCAAGCTGGTCTCGATCAGGGTACTTGTCGCTACCGGTTTTGTAGTCTATGACCCACGCTGTTTCTGTTTCCTTGTCGAGAATAAGCAAGTCAATTATTCCCCGCACCCAAACCTGTTTAGAGAACCAATCACACGGTTCAAAATCTTTAGTGGCGGCAAGCTTAAGTTCAGCATGCTTGGTTCCGGGCTTTGCGATTAGCGCGTCAAGCGTTGGCTTAATAAACTCAAACTGCTCGGGAAGTTCTTCTCCTTTCACATATTGTTCAGCGGCTTTGTGTAGCTCGTCCCCGTACCGCATTTGATCCGTTTTTACGAACGGATACTTTTTTAGCACCTTTGTTTCGTGATATTTGCGGGGGCAACTCTCGAACTCTTTTAGCGAACTGTGCGACCAAGTTACGTTCATTGGGATGTACCTGTGTAATTACACCAGTTAGCCTTTCAGAAAATGCCTCAACGAATTTCTCGTTCCCTTCGAGTGGATTGCGCATGTCTTTTAGGATGCCATGCACAACTTCATGCCAAAAGGCTTCGCGCCTTTCTTTTTTTGTGTATCGTATTTTAGTATATCCGCAAGTGCTAGCCAGCTTTATTACCTTAGTAGCGTAGTTAATCTCTGCCATGCGGCTGGGCAGCGTGGTAACTGCTACTACTTCGTATTTGCTTTTGCCTATCTTTATAGTTTTCATTGCGCGCCTTCGTTGTGTTATGTGTTTATTTGGCATCCCCGTAGCGTTCGCCAACACCAGACTCGGCGGCTAGGGGTATACCGGGAAGATACTTAGGTTCTTTAATCATTTGCTCCAATACCCATCCTTCAGCTTCAGACGCTTCTGCTTCTGGCACTAACGCTACAACCTCATCATGCACGGTCAAAACGCACGGATACCGCTTCTGTATCCGTAGCATTCCATCCGTCATAACGCAGCGGGCAACGGCTTGTACGATGTTCTCTGTTAGCTTCCCACCGTACAGCTTCTTGCCTAGTCCGTAGCTCCACTGCACCCGACCTTTTTCGTCGGCTTTTCCATTCAAGTCAGGATACCGCAAGTGTAAACCATTTGGCAAGGCTATTTTGCCCTCACTAAACGTCAGGCATTTATGTCGATATTCTTTCCCATTAGCTAACGCTCTTGATATTAACTCGTCGCAAAGGCTCCAAAAGTTCTTAACCGGCTCGGCGGCTTCGCGATACTTGTCGATAATCTGCTTGGCGGCTACGCAGTGCAGCGTTATGTCATCATCGCTACACGTCCTAGGTATGGCCAGCGCTTTGTCTATATTAGGCTGATAGCTAAGGAAGTCCAGTATCTTGTCCTTGGTTACCCCTAGCCGTTTGGCAAATTTAAGGTCGTACATGATCGGTGGCGCACCTAGGAAACCGGTCAATAGCTGCGCAGCAAACGATACCCACCCAAGCCCATAGCCTGCGCCCAGAAGCGCGCTCTTGGCGGACTGCCTCAGGTCTGGATGGCTATCCTTGGTCATGCCCGGTATGCCAAACATCTGCGCGCCAAAGGCGGCGTACGCATCCTTGCCGGATGAGAAGATACCCAGTAGCTCGCGGTAATCCGTAAGCCACGCCAACACCCTAGGCTCAATCTGAGATAGGTCACACACAACCAACAAGTAGCCGGGTGGGGCCATGATAGCCTTACGTAGAAACGAGCCGCGCTTCAGGTTCTGTAAGTTTATGCCGCTGCCCTTGGATGCTGACCACCGCCCTGTATGTGCGCCGTAGTAGTTAAGCGGTACGGGCAAGGCCCCCCGCTGCGATATGTCCAATAAGCGTTGAGCGCGGGTGCGTTCCAACGTACTTTTAACGGCGAGCCTAGCCTCGCACAGCGTGGAGATATCCTCGTTACTGTGGTTAAGCAGCGACTGAAACAGCGCATCTTTTTTGGAGAACGCGTAGGTTTTGCCGACAGGGTTGGGAGTCTTCGGCGTCGGGCGCTTATCCTTCATTGGCGGCTCAATATTCAGCGAGCGTAGAACCTGCGCAAACTTTTCATTACTAGCCAGATCAGATTCTTTAATCGCTAGCTTGTTTAACAGCCCCTCCCTGCGCGTTCGCTCCTCCTCAATAGCGTTCTTAAGGGTGTAGGGGTCTAGCTTGAGCACGGGCGTTGTATACATCTTTAGCGTAAGGTCTATGAGACGCAGCTCGCTAGTGGGAAACCCGGCGCTAAGTCTGTTATACACACCCTCACAGAGAGCAACGTCATGCTCACAATACTCAGCTAGCTCGTGCTCCACTTCCGGCGACAAAACATCAAAGACCCCATCGCTGCTGTGCAGCGCTTTCCCTTTTGGCGGGAGGGAAAACTCGGCGGCTAGGGAAGCTAAGCTATTACTGGCCTCTACCCCACGCAAAGCGCGCGCCATACTCAGCGTGTCAAGTATGAAGCATGGTGTATGTCCATATACCCACGTCAGAATAGACACATCAAACTGAGCGTTGTGCGCTAACACCGCCGTCTTGCCCCAGTCGATCTGTTTAAAAAATCGTACTAGCTCACTTGCGGGTACCCATTCCGCAGGGGAATCGCCGCCCAAATACTTCCACGCGGCCCCCCAAGCTTTAAACCTTTTATCTCGTATGTATTCCTCCGTAGTAAGTTTAGTTAGCGTGTACGTTTTCTTACACCATGCCGTCTCGAAGTCCAAGACAAGCACATCGTCGAACGGGCGCATTAATTTAAATCCTCTGGCTTTTTGTTTATCGCTTCCATGAAGCTTCGGCTAATGTAGTTTATTAGCGCTTTGACTTCTTGTACGTCTGCGTTAAGGGAGTATGTTTCTGCAACGTTTCCGTTCACATAAACTACAAGTGCTTTATGCTCGTTTTCCCCCCATAGGCAGTTCTCTATTACCTCGTGCAACCTTACCTGCAGCGCGGTTTTATACTCTTCTTCATTTTCCGCTTCGGTTTCTAAGAAGTGCTCATCGTCATCAAGCATCGGCATCAACCTCTTCAGCCCACGGAAAAGCCGTCGTCCAATACTCTTGTAGTAGTAACTTACCAAACGGCGGGGGTTCTTTATCGTTGGGAGACGGGCCCCCGGCTATGTAGTGCTTTATTACCCGCAAGGGCGGGGTCAAATCTAGTTTTACGGGCATCACTTGTTCCTTATTAGTTGCACTGCTGGCTCCGCCGACACGCCTCTCCTATACTGCTCGATCGTTTTGGCTATGTCTGTCTGCGCCGCATTGGTAGGTTTGAAGTGGCAGCTAGGGTCCACAATATATTTCCCCCTGCTACGCAAGTAATTGATTGCGGCTTCGCGCTTTGATTCAAGTGACGGCATATCAACCTCCTATAAAAAGTTTAGCGTCCCACCCGTGCATCCTGCATACTAGCTTGGCGCGTTGCCTGAAGTCTTGATTGTGCTGCGCAGGCGTACTCGTCTTCTGTATTGTCTGCACCAAATGCAGCATCTCATGTGCTAGGGTCAGCATGATGTTGAATGTGTGGTCGTGTAGTAGCGCACTGATCTTGATCTTGTACTGGGCTGTAGGGTCAGCGATTGAAATAAACTCCCCCATAACATCCTTGCGGTTGGGCAGCTCGAACACTACCCACTCGCTTGCGGGCAACCCCCACTTATCAAACGGAGGAAGCTGCCGTAGGCAGTCATACATAGCCGCAAGGTGTCTAGGTTCGTATTTCAAAACGGCGCTGCCTCACAGGATAACACGTCGAGTTTTCTTCTTGGACCCTTTCGTAATTTTGGCTTTACGCTTTTTGGTCCAATACTTGCTGGTCTTATTGTAAGCTCTTTTGGCTCGGGGGGCTGGTTGGTCTTTATTATACTCTTCGGAAACGGCCATGACGTGGGGACTGAAATCGTACTTGGAGAGGGTTTCATCAGGTTCTACCTTGTAAGGGGCGTTAAAGTCTTCCTGCTCACGTAGCTGCTTACCTTCTTCCGCAACTTTAAAAGCTTTGTACAAAAACCACAGACTAGCAGGGACAAAAACTGCCAAAATAAAAATCTTAAAAATCTCAATCAAACTCACTTGTCTTCTCCTTCAATGTTTATACGATCAATTAACGCCAAGTAACCTATGGCGTCTACTAGGTTGTCTTGCTTTAACTCGTGCATCTGCCTACTCATTTTTAACAGCACCATCATCCAGCATATGTCCTCCTCTGTTAGCGGGGTTTTAATCCCGTACTTCTGGTTAATGTAACTTCTCCACATACCTGCAATACGCCGCAGGTTTACCGCAGGGTGCCCGTATGTTTTTTCACGGTCCCCAAAAATAATGTCGCGGGCTACGTCTATTGCGTGTTTAGATGTCATCTCTATCTCCAGATGTATTCCCCTTTAGCGGTGACTTCGGTTTTATTGCCACACGAATCGCACTTGGCGTTCTCCCAATTGCCTCTTGCCCAGTCCGTGGGCTTGCCGCCCATCTTGGATGCGCATGACATACACAGCCGTTGGTACTCCACAGTCGTGTCGATCTCATGCACCTCTTTCTCATAATACGATTTCATGAATAGCTTCATTTGTCTGTCTCCGCTTTGTAGTCTGGGTGGTACTTATCTGCTTCAGCAAGGCCCGCTTGAATGGCGGTCATGATGCCTAGTCGTACAAGTGCGCGCACTGCCTCGGGCGAGAAATCAAACTCGAAGACAGCACTGCCGTCTTCATTCTCGCGTATCAACCGCACATCCGCTGTTTCTTTCATGTGTTCTTCTCCTTGAGTTTTGCTTCGATGTAACGCCATGTTGAAACCATATCCACATATTCACCATCTGCTGCGAAGGCGCCACCGTATGCGCTACGAGAGTCATCAGACCAGTAGTCCATTGCTTCTGACATTTCCTCATCCGTCAGCCCAACCCATTCACGCTTGCGCAAAGCACTCAATATGTGCGGCAATGCGGGGCTAAAGCTGAAGTCACCTTCTTTAATCATGCGGTCAGCGTCTGCATTCCAGACAAACTGACCGTCTGCTGTTACGCGCAAAATTTCGTTGGCACCAACAACTACCCACGGCATATGCGGTTTCATTTCTTTAGTCATGGCAGTTTCTCCTGTTCAATTGCACGGGCGCAGAACTTTGCGACGTTACTTGTGTCATCATTAGGCCACTCTGGGTCAACATGGGATAAAGCGATTTCAGCATCCCGCTTCTTAACGAGAGCGCCGTATTCGTGGAGGGCTGACATAAGGTGGATAACTATGTCGCCGGGGCTGTCCATATCAATAAGATCATCCTGCAACTTAATCGCCAGTTCCTCAGCTTTGGTCATGGGGTGGCCTCGCTTTGCCTTTGCGCCATGTCCGCTATTTCCTGTCGAGTAGCCATGCGGTAGGCTCCGAATGCAGTTTCGACAAGTATTGGTTTCTTTGCCCTCCACTTTTTCCAAGACCCGTAATAATACGTTCTTTCTCGATTGTGGTTCCACTTAGCATTTACTGTGTTTCGGTCAAAATCAACGGAAACTATCTCAACCTGATAAACCGAAACAGTGCTTATAGTGGTGTTGCCCATCTTTGTTCCGCATACATCATAAACAATAATTCCGGGGCGCATCTTTTTCAGTCTCACGATTTTCCTCCGTTCAGTTTTTCGAGTGCGGCTTTCATGGCTTGGTCGATTATTTCTCGAACACTGTTAAATCCTTCATCATCTGATTTAAACTCAAACGATATAATGCACCGATCAAATTCAAAATCGACCATAGCGGCGCGTTCAAGCCAATCAAAACGATCGGCATCCTTCTCCAATTCCTTCACGCGGGCCTCTACCTCCAGCCGCTTCGCTTCTCTGTCTTCGTTCATTTCGTCTCCTCAATCTTCCTCCAATGGATTCCGAGAATAAGTCTCTGCATGACTCGGTGAAACCAGCACACGGGCTTTTCGACATTGACAATGATTCCCTCCCACCGGCCATTAAAGCACCATTGCCATGTATATTCTGGGGGACGCATTAAATTATATGATGGCGTTTGTTGGGTCATCATTCATTAGCTCCACAAAACTCACGCATTATTTTTCGTGCAGCGTTAAAACCATCTGCAAAATCCTGTACTCTTTTCTTCTCAGGATGAGCAAAGCAAATCCATCCTTCATCCGTGAAACCTATTTTTCTTACTGAGTGGTCACCGTCTCTGTTCCACCATGCGTTGAGTTCGTCTTGGTACACAACCTTCCTCGGACTATTAAACGATGGCCCAAATGTGTTAGCCCAAAAAGCGTACAAAACTTTAGGTTTTTTCATACTGATAACTCCGCGAGAATACGGCAGGCTTTGATGCGTGGCTTAACTCTCCCTTCTGGCCAGAAATATCCTTTGCCGTTATCGAAGCGATTACGTAGTTGTAAAGACATCCAGCGATGTCTACGGTCTGAGATAATACCGTCAGCGCACATTACGGATAAACAGTCGCACAACCCTTTACAGTATGCTTCTTGAAAATAGTACGGAGGCATTCCGCAGACTTCTAATGTGTCGGCAAGCATTTCCCATGCTTCACTGGTTTTCATTCCGGTTCCTTCACGCGCTGTAGTATCCGACAACGAATTCAAACGCCTTTATCGCTTCCCGTATCTGCTTAATGTCTTCCTCTCGGTCCATAGAAAAAACATTAGGCGACTTGTTGTTAGCGTACTGCTCCAGATACTCTTTAAAGG